GGAAATACCACCAAAGACTAACATGGGATTTTCATAGATTAATTTCAGAGCATCTGCAACAAAATCTTTTAATACTTCTAATAAATAATCACAATAATCGTAAAAACTATGTAAAAAACCGTCTGGTTCTTCTCCTTCTGGGTAGAAAGGATTTAAATTTCGTATATTACTAAGATCTTCTTCATCTATGTTATTATTAACATGTTGTTCTTTTCGCATTTTATTTATACCTTGAATTATTGAAGTACTCCAGACCAAAAATTCACTCTGATCTTCAACTCTACAACTATCTTGTATAGTAACTTCGTGTAAAGCACAAAAATCTCTAAACTCTAATGGGAAACCATTGATAAACTTCTTTTTATCTATATCATAATATTTAAACCTAGCTACTCCTATAAGGCTACTTCCATTGGTTTTCACTTCCTGAAAATCAAAAACAAATCCTCTTCTCCACAATGCTTCAGGATTCTCTATACAGTCTTTAGATGTAAATCCACTCAAATGCATAAAATTATTAGTAGTCAACAAAATAATTTCACTATTGAAATATTTTGTATCTTTCAGAGAGGCTTCAGCGCAATCTAAAGGTAATTTAACACACGATACCCAATTGATGAGGGTTCTCCACTGATTCTTACCCATTTGACCTACATCATCCATATAGAATATAGTTTCATTGTTATAAGAATCGTACCAATCTTTACCATCTTCTACATTCTTCACACTATGAGAATAATGTGTTTGACCTAATACTTTAATAATATTATTAACCGTCACTGATTTTCTACAACCAGGTGGTCCTTCAAAAACGAAACAGCTAGGCTCAATTCTAGATGTTTCTTCATAAGAATGAACGTTCTTACATAACCTTATAAAATCTACACTTAAATCATTTAAAGCCTTATTTTTAGAAAAGAACTTTTTCTGTACTATCAATTTACTGTCATTCTCCAAATCCTTAACGGAGTTTCTAAAACTATCTTTTAACATAATTTTCTTATCTTTTTCATATGATTTTAAAAGAACTTTACATTTTTGAACACATACAAATTCTTGCAAACCGAATATTGATAATAATTCCTTCATATATTCTTGAATACTATTAGGAAAAAACTCTATGATGCAATTCAATAATGAACCCAAACAAGAGAAAAAATCTATAAATATACCATGATCATCTAAGAGTTTTTTATTAGTCAATATACTCATTTGTTTCAAAATTGTAATTATTTTAATAGGCATTAGAGTACTAACTCCTGCTATTAAAACTGTTTCTAAAGATTCACTACTAAATAAAGGAGTTTCTGATAAAATATCCTGAATACTCAATAAAATCGACACATAATCTAAAAATCCACTGTGATCATGAGAAAGAAGATTCTTAATTGATATCAACAACTTTAATATTTTGAATCCATATTTTTTTATTTGTGCGAAGTCTATATTTGTTATAGGTTGTAAGAACTTTTCTTTAAACTCTGAATACGTTGTATTCACAGCAGTAGACACTTTACCGACAAGTGCTATAGTCTCAAAAATAGTACAAATACCTGATAGAAAATCTTGAAAAGTCTTCTTAAATCCCGTCAAAGATTCCGTTAAACCTTCACTTGTAAAAATATGTTTACTATATAACTTCTTTAAAATATTCTCTGCATCACTTCTTGCTCCTTTGTATTTACATAGAACATTATATTTATTAATACATGGCAAATCTCTTCTATTGAAATCATTCTTATGTAATGAAAGTAACTCTTTTTTATAAACATCTAAAAAATAATATTTACTACTATTTTTATTAACATATTTAACTTTTAAACCAGTTTCGTATTCAATTCCTTTGCGTGAGCATACTTTTGATAAGTTTTCTTTAGGTCTTGAGTAATCTTTGGGTGTCACCCCTATTACCGAATTAGTCTCAGTTAACTTATCTCTAGTATCTAGTCCAGTTTCCGTTTTTCTCTCAGTCAACGTTGAGAGTGACTCATTAACCAACTTTTCCATTTTCAAATATAATTGTTTTCATTTTCGGTATTATGAAAATCTTGGCCTCGAGATCCGGATCCTAAATTTTACTTTAGGCTGTACAAGGTTTATGGCACTTGCCAAGCCACATAAAGACTGATTATGACAGGTGATAGGATCACAGCACTATCAAGCTGTAGAGAGTATCTGGCTCTAACAGTATTTCCTTATATCAAAGAAATAAAACTCAATGATAATAGTATGAAGAATTATTAAAAAAGAACAACCTTTTATAAGAAGTAATCATACTCCTATCTTCATAAATCCCATAAAAACTGGTAGGTAGTTTAATCCACACAGTCATTAGGGGAG